TATAGCATACTTTGTCGAGCCTATTAAACCAATGGTATTAAATGCAACCAACTCAAAACAAATGCGTTTATTTACGGGGAGTCCTATGGTTGAGGATTGGAGCAATCAAATAATTGAACTTTATGTAGATGATAACGTTCAAATGAAAGGAGTAACAACACAAGGAGTTAGAATTAGACCAATACAACCTAAAGTTAAACCAATAGAGAAACCTTTATTTACAGAAACTAATTTTGATAAAGCAAAAAAAGCAAATGCAACTAAAGAACAAATTGAAAAATTATACACTTTAACCGATGATGTGTATCAAAAATATTTGACTTATGAAGCAAAGGTCTAAAGAATGGTTTGCGGTTCGGGAGGGCAGATTTACTGCGTCCCGAATTGGCGAACTTTTAGGAGTTAAAGGATTAGGATTAACGGGAGAAAATTACGCTTTTGAAAAAGCAACCGAATTAGTTTACGGTGTTGATGAAGAAGAAAATTTTGAAACGTTTGACATGAAACGTGGTACAGAATTAGAACCTATTGCTTTTCGTAAATTCAAAGAATTAAAAGAGTTTGATTTTTTAGACGTTCAAGAAGCTACATTTTTTCCTTTAGGAGATAATGCGGGTTCGAGTCCTGATGGATTAGTAGGACACGATGAAATACTAGAAATTAAATGCCCTCGTTCTACTAAGTTTTTTAAGTTAGTTGCACAAGGCAAAGATGCAATCGATAAAGGATATTTAGACCAAATGCAAATGCAAATGTTATGTACTAATTCTAAACGGTGTTACTTCTTTAACTACATTATTTTCAAAGGTAAGGAAATGTGGCACGAAATTATAATTGATAGAGATGAAGAAAGAATCGAATTAATCAAAAAAAGAATTGAGGAAGCTACAAAATTAAGAAATGAGTTTGTAGAATACTTAACTAATAATCAACAATTTTAAATAAATAATTATGCAAATCATTGGAAAGGTTCATTTAATTGGACAAACAGAAACAGTAGGTAACAATGGATTTACCAAAAGACAAATTGTAATTGAAACCTCAGAGCAATACCCTCAAAAGGTTGCTATTGACTTTGTGAAAGACAAATGTAGTATTTTAGATAATTACAAAGTAGGACAAGAAGTAACCGTTGATGTTAACGTGAGAGGTTCAGAGTCTAACGGTAAGTTTTATGTAAATCTTCAAGGGTGGAAAATTAACGCAGTAGGTAACGAGTATAAACACGACAATCCAACAAATACACCCGCACAACCTTTTGAACCCGCAACGAATTTAAACGAAGAAGAACACGACGACCTACCGTTTTAGAATTTTTAAAAAAACCCATCATTTAATTTGGTGGGTTAATTTTTATTTTGTATTATTGCATTTGTAGAGTGGAAGCTACAATAAAAATATCATAAAACCCTTTTAAGGTAAGCGACTTCCACCGCCCCTTAAAGGGGTTTTACTTTTAAATAACTTAATAGTTTATCCGTATCTTAAAACGGTTATTATTATGGCAAAATTTGATATAAAGTTTTTTGATGAGTTTTGGAATCATATTTCAATAGACTGTAATGTTTGCGAAAAGAATAAAAACATAATAATCACAACTTATCAAGGCGATTCTTTTAAAAGAATTAAATTAGATAAATCAACCGCTATTAAGTTCGCTAAAACCTTACGAACTGAAATAAACAAAATTACAGAAAGCGAGGTTAATAATGGATAAGTTGCAATGGTTTAAATTTACACCTACTGATTGGATAATGGGTAAAATACAGCGTTGTCCTGAAATTACACAAGCTCGTTTTATGCGTTTAATTTGTCTTTATTGGAATAAAGAATGTTTATTAACTTATGATGATGCTGAAATTGAAATTAATAAAGAGCATTTAGATTTATTGATTAGTAAAAAGATTATTAAATTAGTTGATAATTTTATTAGTATTGAGTTTCTTAATGAACAACTTGTAAGTATATCGGAAACATCCGAAAAAAGACGTGAAGCAGTATTACAAAGATGGGCAAAAGTAAAACAAAACGATACAAGTGTATTACAAGATGATACAAGTGTATTACAAAGTGATACAGATAAGAGTAGAGTAGAGATAGATAAGACAATAAAAGAAGATATAAAGGCTTTGCCTTTCTCTTTTTATAATTCTTTAATTGATTTAGGAGCAGAAAAAACACTTGCATCCGATTGGATTAAAGTTCGTAAAACAAAAAAAGCAACTAATACAGAAACGGCATTTAATAAATTCATAGGTGAAGTTAATAAAAGCGGGTTTACTATAAACGAGGTTTTAACAAAATGTATTGAAAGTAGTTGGAGCGGGTTTAATCACGATTGGTTTAAAAAAGAATTAAAGCCAAAACCTAAATTTTTACCTTTAAAATTCTAAACCATGATACAACCAATTAAAATAGAAGATTTAGGACAAGAGGAGCAACCTAAAGACTATATCGAAATGCTTAAAGAATGTATGGTTGATTTAGATGTTGAAATTGAGCAACCTAAAATACTTATTTCAGTAGGACAACACGAATACAAAGGAAATTTATATCCTACTCCGATAATGACAGAGGGCGAATTTTCAGCTATTATAGCCGTATCAAAAGCAAAGAAATCATTTTTAAAATCAGCGTTATTAGGTTCATACATTGGAGGGGATGCAAACTTATTATTTCCTAATATTCGCACTCATAGGGATTCCGATTACGGAATAGCAGACTTTGATACTGAAATGGGTAAATTTTATACTCAAAGGGCTTTTCGTCGTATTCAAGATATGACAGGAGCAAAGTATGATAATTACAAAGGTTTTGCCACACGACATAAATCATCAAGTGAAAGGCTTTTTATGATTGACACGCTTTTAAAAGAACAAAAGAGTTTTTTTACAAATGATATTAAATTACTTTCTATTGATGGAATTGCTGATTTAGTCGAAAATACAAATGATTTGTTGATGAGTAAGGAAGCGAGTGATTACGTTATGCGGTGGACGTATGAATATAATTTACACATAACAACCGTAATACATAAATCAGCATTAACGGGAAAGCCTTTAGGGCATTTAGGAACTTACGTTTTGAAAAAAGCGGAAACTGTTATAAATTTGGAAGTTGATGAAAGCGGAAATGTTTTAGTTGATAACCCATTTAGCAGAGGTTATAAGTTTGATGATTTTGCATTTAATATTAATAAAGATGCGTTACCTTATTTAATTGAAAACTAATAGTTTATGAAAGTAAAAGAAGCATTACAACGTATAGGGTTTACGATAGGTAAACAGAATAAACCAAACGCAGTTGATGCGGAGGCATTTAATAAAATACTTTGGTTTGTTAATGAATCGATAGAAACAAATCCTAATAAAAATATATGCTTTGCAAAGTTGTATATTTACAATCTAATTCACTACATAAAATATTATCAATCTTTAGACGTTGCACAACAAAAGTTACATCAAGTTTTAGACCTAAACATTGAAAGTCTTTACATCGATTTAATGAACGAATTAAATAATACGGAATTATCGGAACTTTGTAAAAAAGGTGTTTTAGATTTTCCTTTACTAAAGCAAGGGATTGAAACTTACGACATAGAAACAACAAAAGCAAATACAAACGCAATGATAACTCTAGCTTTAAAATCATATAGCAAACCATGAAATACGAAATACGCTCCAACGTCGAAAACGGAATACTAAAACGTAACCGTAATTTATTAATCGATGCAATAAAATCTTTTGAGGGACAAAACGTAATAGTGACTATTGAGAAAGCTAAAAAGAAACGTAGTAACCCACAGAACAGTTTTTGGCACGGTGTGGTTGTAGTTATTATTCAAAACTGTTTAAAAGATGCGGGGCACGTTATGACAAAAGAGCAAACGCATGAATTGTTAAAACTTAGATTTTTGAAAGAAACTATTTTAGCAAACGACAACGGGGAATATATTGAACGGATAAAATCAACAACCGAGTTAACAACAACCGAATTTATGGAGTTGATAATGGAAGTTCAAAAGTTTGCAATAGAATATTTTAATACAGAAATACCAAATCCAAACGAGGAAATAATTTTAGACTTATGATTAAACCAAAAGAAAAACCTTGTAAAGGAATTGGAATTGCACACGGTTACGGATGTGGAAAATTAACTTTGCACCGAGTTAACGGATTAGGTAAAATGTGTTGTTATACCGATTTTCTACTCAATAGCGAA